CGTAACCAAAGCAATTGGCAGTATCGGCAGCGGCGGTAATCCAGGCAGCGGACTTCTTGACCTGCTCTTCAGAGAAAAAGGAGGCCCTGTAACCGGCAACCAGCCCTACATCGTGGGCGAAAAAGGCCCAGAGCTGTTCATCCCCGGTGTCACTGGAACGGTCACCAACAACGACCAATTCGAGGCAGCCCGTAATGCACTAAGCGGGGGGAGTAGCAGTTCTAACGATGCCTTTGCTGACAATGCCGAAGCCATCGGCACTACGACCTCTTACACTAAAGAGCGGGTACTGGAGCGCGAACGCATCGCTTCGCTGAACAGCAACCCGATTGATGTCCGAGCTGAAACCACTGTCATCAACACCGTGGAGTATGTCACCGCCGAGCAGTTTGCAAAGGGTATGAAATCTACAGCTCGCGATGCTCAGGCGAGAGTTTTTAGTGATCTCCGCAACCGCCCAGCCACCCGCGCCCAGGTAGGTATACGATGACATTTGCAATCGGGACATACGCCTTACTAAAACAGGCAGAAGGAATCATTACCCCTTACCGTTTCCAGAATTTTCACGCTGGAGAGTCGCGATTATTCCAGGGGTTGCCTTATTTGTTTGCGGGCTTTGGGTTTAGTGGAGGCACCCTAGACTTACAGGGAGCCAACATCTCAGCATCAATGGTATTTGCTGTAAACGAGTTAGATTTAAACGTCTTCAAACAAGCAGCAGACGAACGTTGGATTGCACAGATCAACACCGTTTGGCTCGATCCAGAGACCTTAGAAGAGACTGACAATTACAGCTCAGAGGTGTATCAAATCACTGGCTTTGAGCATGACAGCAGCCGCCTACAGGTGAGGCTTAGCAGCCCACTAGACGCCGTTGGCGCTGATGCACCGCGCCGAACTCTTACCCAATCGTTAGTCGGTGCTTTGCCATCTACCGGCAACATCTCTCTGAATTAATGCTGAGTCCTAACGACGGCAATTGGATTCCACTTCTGCCCCATGACCGGCAGATCATGGAAATCACCGGAATGGATGAGAAGCAATATCGCTCGTTTATGCGCGAAACGATGCTGAATAACGGGATTAAACCCGGCGACCCAGTGGCGTTTGAACCCTTCACTACGGCTGCCTATTTAGTGATCGGGATAGTTCTATCCGCGATTGCCTCGTTACTATCTCCGAAACCACGCCAACAGAAACAGCCCGATTACGAGACCAAAACAGTCCAGGGTCAGGATATACAGAACAGCAGCAGGTTCACGCCAACATCAGGCTTTGATAGTGTCCAGAATGTTGTTGAACTGGGTTCAACTGTTCCACTTATTTATACCAACCGCCAAGAAATTGACGGCATTGCATACGGTGGCGTGAGGGTCAACACAAACCTGCTGTGGTCACAGTTGTATAGCGTCGGTGGTGGGCAATTGCTTAGAGCATTGTTTCTTGTAGGAGAGGGAGCAATCCCACAACTTGACGTTGATCAATTTGCTATTGGCAACAACGTTATTGGTGGCTATCGGTTAAGCAATAACGAAGCCGGACGAATCAGCCTTTACTACTCTTCAGACGGCGGAAGAATAACCAGCAGCGATTACATCTCAGGGCTAAGAGCCAGTTCAGATCCAGGCAATGCTGAAAATGCCGGAGCTTCAGACGTGTTTCAGGTACGCGGTAAAGATTTACAGTTTGGCCCAAATTTTTGCTTTACTTCAACACCATCAAACCAGAAAGTATTTGGGTTGTATGGGCATCTAGGGAACAATTTTCCGTTAAAACCTAACCCAATTATTAGGACTGAATTTAACTTAGGTTCAGACAGCGCAGGTGATGTAATCTGCACTCTAAATCGCCAAGAGAAGGGACTTAGGACTAAGCAAGGTAGAAACTATTGCGGACGTAGCGGACTTGTTGGCACTACTAGCGGTGAAAGAGATGCAACCGTTGGCGAAGATTTAACATTCAAGATCTACAAAGAGACAGATGGGAACGGGTATTTTAATGAACCAGTTCCGCCAAGTGACACCGGGAGTGATGAAGCAATTACAAGCTTAAATGATATGGGAACATCGATTGCCTCTCGGCAAAATAGCTATGACGACAACTTAAGTGTTGGCGAGCTATACCGCATCGGCAGCGCAATGGCAATATGCACCAATAGAACAGACCAAGTATTTATTTCAGATATAGAAAGCTCAACTTTGAATAACGGTCAATCTGTAACTGCGGTTTTCAAAGTCGTGCGTGAAGGCACGATTCATGAATATACGGAAAGCGAATTAAACCCGTCAGTTTACAACGGTGACATTGGACAGAACCCCGCCATTACAGCCGTCAATACATATCCATGCAGCAGAACAGCGCAGATTTTTAGGTGTGCCGAAGGTTCATTCTCTACAGAAAGAGTTGGGCAGGTTGTTGAAATTGGTCTGCAAAGTTCGTTAGGAATTGACATCAATGGACTAACAAATTTTGCTGATTGCATATACGACGACAATGGAACACCTAAAACAAGAACTTATCAAATTATCGATGAACAATCTTGCTTGAATTACAAAAGTGACCCTATAGATGGAATCAGCACCGTAAATTATTCAAATGGTAGCTATCAAGGGCCACAAACTCAATATTCCTTTTTTATTATTGCCTATCGAGAGGCCGCAACCGATAACACCTTTTTTCAATTGCCTTCATTGTTTGGCGTAAGGGGTCAAGGCGGCACCAGCTTGTATAACTACATCCGGTTTGATCTTGGCGTAGAAAAGCGTTGGGAGTTTCGTCTTACGCCTGTAAGCAGCTTTGAGGTAAGAAGGAGCAACCAGAACCTTATTGTTTTAGACGCTCATTCTGCTTTTAATCAATCTTCAGAAGGGGATATAACGATTGAATACAACGGCGAAGAAGTCACCAAGAGTTCAGGGTATTTCTCGTTGCCTGTTGGGAGAACAGTTGATGGTGTAGCGATTGGGCCACCATTTGACGACAGTGAAACTCAGGGCTTTTACATAGACGCGTATGCGCGATTAGCCGAAGCGTTTATCTATAACGAAATCACAAGCCAGGCCACAAGTCAGCCTGCACATAGTGTTGTTTACGTCAACACCATCACGGCCAATAAAGCAACACCTGAATATGACCATTTGGCAATGGTTGGCATGAATATTAGAAGCAGCAAAGAAATCACACAACTGAGCCAATTTAGCGTTTACGTGAACGAAGGGATTAATAGCACAAGCAACTTCCCTGACATTCTTTACGATTTGCTATCCAACAAGCGTTACGGCACCGGCAAAATCGTCAGCCTGGAGCAGATCGACAAGGCTAGCTTTGATTATTGCAGCAACTGGGCAGCAAGCCGCAGATATTTCTTTGATGGAGCGATTGTCGAGAAAATCAACATCCGCAGTTGGGCTGCAGAAACAGCTATTCATTTCTTGCTGGAATTTGTAATCCGTAACGGTAAATTTGCGCTTCAACCTGTCGCCAATTTTGATGGGCCTGAAACAGTTAGTGGGCTCTACACAGCAGGCAACATTATCGAAGACAGTTTTAGTCTGAATTATCTTGACGAACAAGAGCGGATCGCCCCGCGTATCAGCGTGAAATGGAGAGAGGAGAGACAGTCAACTGCTATTAATAACAAGGGGCTATTCCCTGTTGTTCGTGAAGTAACTGTCCGCGAATCAACCACTGATGAAGACGCTCCACTAGAACAGATTGATTTAAGTGACTTTTGCACAAGCCTGCAGCAGGCAATTGACAGGGGCAAATGGGAATGTAGAAGTCGGCGTCTGATAACCCATGGCGTGTCTTTTAAGACCACCCCAACAGGATCAACGCTAGACATCGGCGCTGTCTTCAAGCTCGGTTTGGAGACATTTTCATACGACCAGCCCAGCAACGGCGCGGTTGATGCAGCTGGAAATATCACATCTTGGCCTGCTTTACCAAACGGCAGCTATCCGGTCTTGTATTGGGACGGCACCACCCAACAGACCACCGAGCGAACGATGGTCGTTGTCAATGGCAAGACAGACCCAGGCCCCGCAGTGTTCTCGGTCAAGACAGCCACCAATGACGCGCAAACGTACAGAACCCAATCGCTGTCATTTGACGAAGAGGGCAACATCGATGTTGAGGCCAGCTTCTTCCCAACGGGTGAGGACGACATCTCGGAGCTGGTACGGGATTGGGATGATGCGTCAAAATGGGTGATAGGGGGTGACCAATCATGAGCATCGACTTTCCAGAGATCTGCCCAACCCGCCGCAGCTTCACTCCTGGTGAATACCCGACAAAACGGTTTACCAGCATCAGCGGTGCTGGGACAACGCGGTTATATGGCAGCAAAGCATTTAAAGCGACTCTTACATTGGAGTTTTTGCTGGACGATCTCGACACTCAAGCGATCCTTCAGAGCTGGCATGACAGTTTGGGTGGCGCAAAAACCCTGACATTGCCAGAGACTATCTTTGAAGGTATGAACGGACCAGAGGAAGAAATCCCAAACTATCTCAATTGGAGATGGAGCCAAACGCCAACCGTTGAGTCCGTGCTGCCGAACAGAAGTAGAATACAAGTATCACTAATCGGCACGTTGGACGGTTGACATGGCAGTTTTAACAGGCAGCGATGGTCAACTGAAATTTGACGGCAGCTCAGTCGGGAAATGTAGAGAGTGGAGCCTTAGTGTTACAAAGGACGTTTTAGAGGATACATGTATTGGAAGTTATGACCGAACGTATGTGGAAGGGTTGAGGGGTACGTCTGGGACAGCAACCGTTTTGTACGATCCAGCTAATCGCGTAGCAGCGGCGCTACTCAACTCTGTTTTTGATAACGGCAGAACAAGTGATTCCGTTGATTTTGTGCTGAATCGTCAGGAGGGCACAAGCATAAGTTGTAAGGGTTTTGTTACAAGCGTAAATCCAAGCGTCTCAGTTGGTTCGGTGCAGGCGGTATCAATTAGTTTTCAGATTAACGGAAAACCTGACGGTAACTTTTAATGGCTGTCCTTGGTACCGGTGGAAAGCTCCTCTTAAAACGAGCAGCGCCAGAACCATTCATTATTTCAGACTCTGCGCTGGATCCTGGCAATAATCTCTACACCGCGTGGCAGACAGGTTATTGGAACGGGGACCATGTAAGCGTTGATTGCCTGCCGACCTCAACCGGCCCATTCCCTCCTAACCCGGATGGATATGCGAGCTATTACGGCAGCAAGTGGTTTTTGGGACCGAACCGTACCCAGATCGCATCGAATGAGGATACGTTCTATAAAACAAACCTCGAAGAATATCCTGATGGAGATTTCGGAGATTCAGCACAATTTTACGCAAGAGCAGGTGATACCTCCGGCGGTGACGTTATACCTGCCTGTACAGCCGGAGAGTATTACATCCATATTGATTCCCTGGGTCGCGTAAGTTTTTACAATGACCGTTGTTCAGCTCTTGCTGGCTGTTTGGATAATCGAATCGACTTGTTTCCAGTTGGGGGAACAGTCACAGTTTCTCCATACGGCAACACTGAATATCTAAACGCTGTGTGGGATTGCGTTGCATCTGTAGGCGATTATCAATTCAGCGATGCCCAAGACACGGTTACGTTGATAAGCATTTGTGCCGATGCTCCTACTTATCAAGTGCCAGAAGGCAATCCAAATGATGAAACGTTTTTCTATAACAATGCAAACCTCCTACCAAGAAGTCCTGGGGGGCAGGTAGCGCCGTATTGGCAGCAGCTGTGCGACATAGCACAATGGAGTCTTGAGCTGAATGCTCCGAGTGTTGACACGACCTCAGTATCGGAGAAGTTTGGCAACGCGGTTAAATCGCTGGTCACTGGAGGCGGCTCTGCTGAATTTTTCATTGATCGGCGGTGCTACGACAACGAACACGACAACGGCCTTGCGCTGATGCAGCTTTTGCTGATGACTGAGAAAGGTTGCAGCGCGACAGCACAGTTCTGGATGATTGATCGAGATGGCGACTGCGGGGCCAACTGTGGGTCGATTGAGGGCGGTCTGTATTACCAAGCTGATGTTTTGGTCACTGCAAGCGCCGTGAATTTACGGCCTACAGAAATCGTCGCTGGCACGGTGCAATTCGTGACGACAGAGGATATCAAGCTGTTGGTATCATCACCGGGGTAGAAAATCGGTCTAGTGAAGTAGTGAACGGTCTCGGCTAGAATTTCTCTAAGTAGCAGCGGTGGCACAGCGTGGCAAGTTTAGAGTTTGCAGGCGATAGCGGTTCGCTTACCAATATTGATAGCACTCAAGGCGAGTTTCGCGATCAGTTAGCTGCTCTGACCGATATGGTCAAGCAAGTTGTTGGTGATGCTGCTGTCAGCCCTGGAGATACCGCACAAGCAGATCCATTAAATGCGCCTTTTACGTTATATGTGAACCCTTATACCGGCAGCGATGATTTTGTAGGAGGTTCATACAACGATTACGAAACAGGATCCGGCGCAGACTTACTAGCATCAAAACTAAAACGTTTAGAGAAACAACGACTTACATGTGGATTTAGCCCTCAAAGGCCATTCAAGACAATCAACCGGGCTGCCATTGAAGCAGCGATTATCACCAGCAAAAACTGGTACACAGACTATACAGATGCAGGCCAAGTCGATTGCGTCAGCATTGTATTAAGCCCCGGAGTTCATACTGTCTATAACGATCCAGGCAGTAGCAGCACCAGTCTCACGAGCTGGGGCGCATCCAAGACACCGACAATTTCGGAGCTAATTGAGTTTAACCCTGCAACCGTTGGCGGAGTTCTACTGCCTAGGGGCTGCTCTCTCTGCGGTTCGGACCTGAGAAAGATCACGCTGCGTCCTAGTTATGTCCCACCCGCTGCTGACGAAACATCAAACTACAGCAATCGACTAGGGCTACTAAAAATTACCGGAACTGGGTACTTTTTTGGTTTTACGATAATGGATAAGACGGGCCTTGCGGCCAGTCATCATCTATTAGACGGCTTTCATTTTGCAAGCAAGACTGAGCTGGATTCTTTCTACGCTAAATGTGAAGCCACTGTCGGCACTGGTGCTGACCTTTCCAGCACGTTAATCAATACGAGAAGCACAGAGTATAAAATTGTTGGTCCGATAGACATAACAGAAACTCCAACTTCAGCGTGGGATACAACAGCTAGTGCATCCCCATATATTTTCAATGTTTCAATTCGTTCCAACTACGGATTAGGTGGAGCGTTTATGGATGGCTCCAAGGTGGAAGGCTTGAAGTCAATGGTCTGTGCGAATTTTACGGGTGTTTCATTGCAAAAAGACATGTCATGTTGGCAGGTCTATAGCAGTGGCGCTTGGGCGAATCTAGTTAATAACTCGGCTGGATATGAAACTTACATCAACACATCTCCCAATGATGTAAGGATGGATCCAGATAGGCTCAGTCGGCACATCAGTGCGATTAATGATGCTGTAATCCAAGAAGTCTCAGTTTTTGCCATTGGACACGGGATTCACCACTTCACAGATTTAGGTGGAGAGGTAACAATTACCAACAGCAATTCGTCTTTTGGAGGTTGCAGTGCGCTGAGTAAAGGATACAAAAACTTTGCGTTCCCTCAAGATGAAAATTGGACAGTTGCAAATATAAACGTCCCGCTAAATCTTGGTGAAAAGACAAACAACATTCGCCGTATTTTCTTAGGTGTGGTTGCATCTGTCACCACAAATCAAATCACGTTAGAAAACGGTCTTGAGGTTACTAGCGAGAGCACAACAACACCTGCCATCCTGTATAAAGACGACTACAGCCTCAAATCTGGCACCCGTATTTGGGTAGAGAATCCTGTCGGTGATGACTGGCAAACATCGCTAACAGCATCGGCATGGTCTGAAGGCACACCAAAAGAAATCAACGTAAGCGGTGCTTTGACGGAATCAGACACAGGTACGCCAGTAAGCAATAACCCAGAAACTGGCGTCAGTCTTGCGGTCGGCAAACGAGTGTATGTCAGGCGACTCGCTGATACTCGTACTCCTGGTGAACGCCGCGTCTCGTTGCAACTGGCGAACACTTCCGACGCAAGAATCCCTGAGCAAAATTTTGTTATTCAGACGGATCCTGCACGAGCCGGTGGAGACATTTCAAGAGAGCTGACGAAAGCAGGCATCGAAACTCTTATTGTTGGCATCGCTGGCAAAGGCTCGGCTACTGGGGTTGCTACAGCGGCAGAAATCACGTTGAGTAGAGCTGCCCCAAATGTAAACTACATAGCCGGTGACTATTACCGAGTTGGAACGGTTGTCAAGCATAACAACAAGCATTACCAAGCTCTAAAAACTCAAACAGCATCGGGTTCCAACCCTGATTCAGATTCATGGGGCGAGATCTATGTCCACATGAGCGACGACTATCGGGCAGAAGATGACAGAAGATCTGCTGCCCCAATCTTGGTCTTAGATACTGATACGAGTTCCGATGCAAATAGCACAACGTTAGGCATCAATTGGACAACAGAATGGACTACTAACACTGAGGTTCGCACTCAATACGAATCAGCAACTGACTATCAGGGAGTCTCTGCGTTTCTAAAAGCGTTGGGATTTAGCACTGGTGACACGAGAAGCTCGCTGGTTCCAAGGGCAGAAGATGATCGGGAGTTGGACCCCAACAGCCAATTAACAGGAACCCCTAGCGGTGGAGCGGCAACAGGCTTAGGTAATTGGGCCGTTGAGTTTAGGCGTCCCAGTGTTTTGCGACTGTATGGACATGCCTGGGAATGGACAGGCTATCTAAATTACAGCAAGGCTCTACCTGCCGCACAAAAAACTCTAGGAGCGCAGAATAAATTTACCTACTACTTTACGAACGAATTTGGCGGTCGCGTTGTTCCTCAAGGCAGCAATGAAGAAGGGTTCAACGTTACACCCCGCGGGCTAGAGAATGTAGAAACCGGCGCAACTATATCTATTGAATCCATAGATAGTGCAACCATCGATGATTTTCAGACAACCGATTTTCCGAATGGGCTTTCTGCATCGAGCATCACGGTTGGTGATTTAACAGTCACTGGATCAGCTACATTCTCTAGTAGCTCACAAGGCACTACCGAAAAACTTGGCGTTGTGCAGCTAGCCGATGCAGTTTCGTTGCGTGAAGGTTCAACAATTACCGGCAACAACGATTCAGAGCTTGATGCTTCTATTAGTGCAGAGCCTGAAGTCGTCACGATCAAGGCGCTGAATTACTGGAAGAAAGAGAATGGCCTGCTCTCTGCCCCTTCCTCGGGTACGCAATTCATTTACGTTGATCCACTTAATGGAAACGATGTTACGACAGTTGAGGATGCACTTAATGCGCCACCTACGACAGCAAGCCAAGCTATTACACGGCTAGACATTGCGGCAGATTTTGTAGCAACACTATTTTCGCCTAGCGTCAACGTAGAATACCGCATTGGGCCTGGTCTTTACAGCCGAAAAAGATGCACGTTCACGACTAAAGCTAAAATTAGGGCATGGGATTACAACACGGTTGCTCCTGATGGGACGAAAGGGGTATACTTAAACGACGCCAAATTAGGCGGCTCAACACCGTTCCTTGGTGAAAATGGTGTAACTTATAGCAACTATACCGATCCAACAAAACAGCCAACTTTTCCTACAACCTTTGAAGCATCCCGCGTAAGGCAAAATCAAGATTCCTTGCTAATCAGAACAATACCTACTAGGCTTGATTTCGAGCAAGAAGGCATTGTAACAGGTGTTTCGTGGCTCGGTATTGTTGACACGATGTTGTCTACTTTTCCTGACAGTGACTATCCTACTCGGGCTGAGTATGGTTTAGCCGAGGTTCCTGTTAGCGAGTGGAGAACGCCAGCGACTAACACTCCTGACGAAGCATTGAATTATTTATTCCGTTCATTTGCCGCACGTAATTTTACTACCTCTGATACTGTGTACCTGATCTATGGAATGAGACAGGAAAATGCGATCACGTTTAGGGCTGGAGGAACGGTGCAGAATTGTGCGTTCGGGGCAATGCAGCCATGTGACCCATCTGTTGTAGGCGGGGTGGCAAATAAAAGATCCCTTATTGGGTTGTACTCAAGCAAAGAGGTCACCGCAGATGGAATCAGGTTATGTGGCAACGTAAAACTATCAGGTGGAAGTAATAGCGGCACTGTAGACGCGCCTGGCGGAGGTACTTACGATTTTGGCAAAATAAGATTTAGACAATCGGATATAGCTACTCCCGCAACTTATCGATTTACAGGACATTCAGTATCGGTATTCAGCTGTCAAAACGGTAATACAGTGTCACGGATTGTACTGGGTAGCAGAAACGAAAGAAGTAATGACGGCCTATTTTTCGATTCAAACCAACCCTGGAATAACTGGACTTTACTAAATAACAGCAACCAAGTTGCAACCAGCGATGGCACTGCCAGCAACGATGGATGGAAGACTATAGGCCCAGCTTTTAACCGTTTCGTTGATGGATTAGTGGATCGTATTGAGCCACATGGCAAAAGGCAATTCAATCAAACGAACATAACAAATGTCCCCGGATCAACCGTTAGCGGAGGTTTTGAAGGTAAGTTTGGAAAATACAATGGCGCATATACCAACAATGATGGTGATGATACAAAATATACTCGCGGCATTGGATTCGCAGACTATGGAAAATTCACCACATACTCTGATGAAGGCCAGAATACCGAGTTTAATAGCTTTTTCCGCAAAGCCGGAAGTGGAGACATTCCCAGTCTCGCTGGTTATGTCCCATCGAATGTAGGCGAAGCCGGGCAGGACGATGATCGGACTACTAGTGTTGGCTTATGGTCAGAATTGAACATCAAACTGCGCGGATACAAGAAAGGATGCGACGTGACGACGGGTCGTATCATTGGAGAAGATGTTATTTTCTAATAGAGCAGCTAGCTAAAGTAACAGTGCGGCGAATGTCCGTGTTCTTTTGACTGAATAGTCATGGCAGTACAGCTGATTCTCAAAAACAGTAGCGTTGCAGATCGTCGTCCTACCGCAAACCAGCTAGGCAACGGCGAGATTTCTCTCAATTTCAATGCAGCTGGTGCGTTTCTCTCTTGTCGTGACACGAACGGTGACATCCAGCAGGTTGGTGGCGTTCGTGTCAGTGAAACAGCGCCAGCCACGCCAGCAAGGCAGACGGCGTGGGTGAAACCCAGCACCCGTACTCTGAGTATTTATAGCGGCAGCAGCTGGATAGATATTGGAGCAGTCACCAGCGTCAATGGGCAGTCAGGCGTAGTCACACTGACAAAAGCTAATATCGGCCTAGGTAATGTTGATAACACGTCAGATCTAAATAAGCCCATTTCAACAGCTACGCAGAATGCGTTAAATACAAAAGCCGATCTGGTAGGCGGGAAGGTTCCCACGTCTCAACTGCCGTCGTTAGCAGTTTCTGAGTATCTCGGCCCTGCGGCTAACCAAGCGGCAATGCTGCTATTGAGCGGCGAAAGGGGAGATTGGTGCATAAGAACTGATTTATCATCAACGTTCGTCTTAATTTCTGATGGTGGGAGCAGCATTGGCGACTGGCAAGAACTCGCTACCCCCGCATCACCAGTTTCATCGGTTAATGGCTACACCGGAGCTGTTGTTCTAGGTGCCGCTGACGTTGGAGCGGCAACAACTGCGCAAGGGGCGTTGGCGGATTCAGCGTTACAACCGGGAGACAACATTTCAGAATTAACAAACGATGAAAATTACATAACATCAGCAGAGGTTCCCGTTCAATCAGTCAACACAAAAACTGGTGTTGTTGTTCTAGATGCGGCTGACGTTGGAGCGGTCAATCTGACGGGCGACAATATGACGGGTGACCTGACACTAGGCACCAGCAACATTGTGCTTAATGCAAGCAATGGCTCGGCAGAATTTGCTGGTTCCACTTATCGTTTTGGAACCTTCGACTCCACTAATGTCACTTCTGCTGATTCTGGTGCTGACATTAGATTAGGCACTTTGAGTCTAAAACGTAATGACACTGATGGCAATCCTATATTCAAAGGGTATAGCACAAGCGGCACTGTTATTAGTCGGATCTACGGTACTGGATCGGCTGAGTTTGCGGGCTCCGTATCAATCGGCGGCACCTTGCCTTCAGCGCCTAATATTGAGCTGAACAGTAGTGATGGCTCCGCTGAGTTTGCTGGTGATATTAAGGTGCCCAATGCAATTAATACTGTAACGTCAAACGATGGAATTCATGTCTATGCAAACGGACAAATCTATGCTTCACGTAGTGGAACGAATAGCCTTTGGACAGGCAAGCAAACAGCAGTAAGCGGTTACACCAGTCGGATTCTTGCTGATGGCTCCGCTGAGTTTGCTGGCTCCGTAGAGATTGGCGGAGGGGTTATTGAGCTGAATAGTAACGGCAAAATCACAGCGGTCTCAAACATTCTTTCAACTAATGGAACTCAACAGTCATTTCTCAGTCCCAATGGCTTTGCAGAATTTAACAGAATTGGAGATGGCGCAAACGGAGCTGTCCGAATAAACTCTGCCTCTAAAGGTATAGTAATTGCTGATCAAAACAATACAGCTAACGCCCTATTAAATTATGATGGTTCGGCTGAGTTTGCTTCTATTGAAGTTGACAACCTGACTATTGATGGAAGCACAATATCGTCCACTGGTACGTTAAACATGGTGTCTGGTGCAACTGCTGCTATTAATTTTAAGTCAAGCGCCAATAACAATGACTACAGATTCTACAATACTGCTCAAACTTTCTATGGATCTTTAAGGTTTAACACCCTTGCTTCAAATCGAATCTTTAACTTCCCAAATAACGGCGGAACTGTTGCATTAACAAGTGATAGTGCATGGGTCACAGGCAGCACATCAACTGCGGGAATACTAACACTTGCCAGCAACCTCACCGCTACTTTTAATGGCGACGTTGAGATAGGCAGCGATGTAACAATAAAAAGTTCTAATGGCAATATTACTATTAATGGTAATTACCAAGCTGGAGGAAATCCTGCTAGTGGTACTGCGGATGGTTGCCGAATGGATAGTACCGGAACTGTTAGAGCAGCAAAAACAACTGGCAATAATGCAATCTGGACTGGATACCAAGTAGGTAGTGCACTAGCCACATCTAGAATTAATGCAGATGGAAGTGCTTCGTATAGCGGCACAGTTACGGCAACAGTTGTTCCCCCTTCTGATGCACGATTCAAAACAAACATCACACCTGCTAAACCACAACTTGCTGATATTGTTGCTCTCGGCGGTCTACTTAAAAATTACAACTGGAATGATAAAGCACCCCTAAATGAAGAGTTACGTTCACAGCGCCAGCTCGGTTTGATCGCTCAGGAGGTCGCAGAAGTTTGCCCTTCAATTACTAAGACGATCCATCGCACTAGGACAGTAGAAACAAAACCTGCTGTAACTGACGACGAAAGTGCAGTCGTAACAGAAGCAGTGACCAAAGAGGTTGATGAAAGCTATCAAGGCATCAGTCAAGATGCGTTGATTATGAAGCTGCTTGGTGCTGTTGCTGAATTAAAAGCAGAAGTCGATGCACTCAGCAAATTGGTTGTTGTCGGCAGCGACTAAATTGCTTCGTAAAAAAAGGGGGGGGGAGTGTCACCGGCTCACGCGCCTGCATGACTGTTGACAAGCAGCTCCCCGGCTACTTCACGACAAGCCGACCTCGAAAAGGTGGTTGAAAATCAATCCTACCTTCAGCTCAACGCAAGTGCAACCTCAGCCTCTCGACGACGCACTAGGCCAGGCAAAACCTGCCCACCCCCTCTGACCCACTTAGGTAACTCCTCACTAAACACTCGTGGTTTGGGCTCACCTGCATTGAGTCGACGCAGCAGCGTTGATCCCTGGAACGCACCACAGCCGCAGTTGAACGCGAAGGACACCAGAGCTGCGTATTCGTTGTCAGTCAGGCTTACCTTCACCTGAGAACTAACGCAATCCTCAAACCTCCATAAGTCTTTTCTCAGCAACTCCTCAGCCTCTGGCTCGGTTATGCGCTGGCCAGGGTAAACGTGATCGCCAGTGGAGCCGTACCCAATAGTCCACACTCCAGCGGGGCAAATGTAGGCATCGAGCCTCAACCCTTCAAATTCTTTTATGAGAGCCAAGCCAGCTGCGTTAATCACACTGATGGCATTGGGCTTTTCTTTTGCTGAGGATGTCCTGTATTTAACTATCCAATCCGCTTCTTCTTCTAGGAGCTGAACTGGCATACACCGCCAGAGTTCACCTATAGCGTCTAGCTGGTGCGTCTCACCCTGAAAGTAACGGAAAAAGTTTGTAAACCCTTCGAGCGTTAAACGAGTCATCAAAGAAGAGGGTGTTGTGCCGACCACAGCTTAAGCCGTTTCATGCTGTTTGAAATTTTCTGTCTTACTCTCTCTCTTGACAGCCCTACTTCCTTAGCCAGCACCGTTAAGGTAACAGCGTCATTGCCGTATATCCCGTAATACCTAAGCACTAAATACTTTTCGGAAGGATTCAAACGTTCCAGCAGACTGTCCATAGCCTCCAAACGTATATTATTTTCAACTTTTCCTAATATATCGTCTTCAACAGGAACTAAACTAAGCAAGGTAGTTTCTCCGTCTGTACTGTTAATAGGCTTGTCTAGGCTGCTTGCATCGTAAGAGTTGTCGAGATAAAGTCGCATCTTATCTTCTGTAACTTCGCAAAACTCTGCTGACTCTTTAAGTGTTGGAGCCCTGCCGTGAATTAAAAAGAAACTAGGCGTCCACTTCCTAAGTTTTGCAAGCACCTCACCAGCATGGGAAGGCAGCCGAATAATTCTGTCACTACAACTCAGGTAACGTGTAATGCCTTGCCGTACCCACCAGTAAACATAAGTAGAGAGGGCGTACCCACGCTCTGGGTCGAATTTTTTGATACCATGAGACAGCCCGATGTTTCCTTCTTGGATAAGATCGAGCAACTCAGCTTTAGTTACTCTATTGCGAAATTTTTTAGCGATAGAAACGACTAATCTTAAATTACAGTTGACAAGTTTTTCAAAAGCCCGTTTACCCATACGCTTCTGTCTATCCGTGGCGTCTTTGTCATTGACCCATATAACAACATGCCGCGCTAGGAGTATTTCTTGATTTTTAGTCAACAGAGGGTAACGTCCAATCTCTGCCAGATAAGCAGCCAAAGTATCAACCATTAAATCTCCTCCACCGGAACAACAAAAAAGTCACCGTAACTATTTTGGTGAAGCGTCCGACATACATCTACAGCTTTCTCAACAGTTACATACGTTCCGGCGTCAATACGCATCGGAGTGTAGGCAATGCCGTCGCCTGAATTGCCGTAAGCAGCGGCCAGATACTGTAAACCATCAGAGGTGGAACGAGCTAATGCGTAGCGTGTCATGAACAGGGGTAACCAGAACCCTGATACAGTAACACACTATCCCTACTCAGCTTTTATCGGGCATTGAACCGGCGGCTCCACCTGACACTTAGCCAGGGCCTCCTTCCTTCTCCTGGTGCGCCCATTCACCCTGTTACTCACAGACTCTCTCCACACCGCGTGATCCCTAGCCTCAGCTTCTCCATAAACAGCGGAGGGTAGCGTTCGCTCCAGGTGCGAGTAAAGAATCTCGCGCATCAGAGCAGTGCTACGTTTTCCTTGCTCTTCGGCCATATCTTGTAGCAGCTCTGCTCTATTAGGGTCCAGCAGTAGCTGAACGTAGATTTTAGCCCCGTGCCTTGTACTCAATTAACTTAACGCGAATACGCATATACTACACTACCAAATCAGAGGTTTATCCAGCTTCGCCGCTTTTGTCTTAGCGCCGTTGTTTTGCCTGGTGCGTGACCGGGTACGTTGTTTTCGGCAACCAGTCCGCACTTCTTCCGCCCGCTGCAAGAACAACGTGGCCCGCATGATGTCAGACACCCAGCTAGTGCTACACGCCTCCAACAGCTCCTGCATCGCTATCTGCCTGCCAGTTCTTGAATCCATCAGCAAGTAGGTACGCACAGCGCATAGCTGCGCCAAGAGTACCAAAAGTTTCTTCTGTAGTAGACCCCGCCATCTTCAAATGCCACACGTTTCCTGTCCGCGCCACTGAAAAACCAACTACCACTTGCCAAAAAATCGTCCAACAGTTCAGGTTACGTCGCGGTCTGTGTATATGCGATCTATCAAGAGATCTAACAGGTTTTCCTTAGTGTCTCCCGCCTGCAAATGACTGGGGCGCACACAGTTGGGGTTTCCGCATCTGTGTAGTACAACTTCAGGCTCTAGCCCCGTCGCCAACAGAAACGAGAGCCTGCTCGCTCTCCAATTTTTTCCTTTGTGGTGGAAGCGCCCATATCCTTCAGGAGTTGTGGCACCAGTCCAAGACCAGCA